GTTAATGGAGCTTATACAGATGCAAGTCGTATAGGTAGTACTTACACAGTATCAGGATCTAATATTAAAGTAACAGATGCTGGTCACTTTGGAAAAATGACTGCTGCTACTGCTACTGCTGCTGCAGCACAAGATGTTGGTGAATACGATATTAATACAGCAGGTTCTGCATTCAGCTTCTCAGAAAGTTGGACTCAAGGAGACGCTGTAAATACTATCGGTAGTGGTGTTGATGTAACAGCTGGTGTCGTAGCTGACATGCCAGCATTTGGTAATACTTTATCGATGTCTGGCGGTGTTGCTGGAACCCTAGCTGGGACAATTTTAAGTTCAGGTGTGACGACTCTAACAGCAGGTGGAGCTGGCACCTCGGCTACTGGCCAATTTGTAACTGAAATAGTAATAGACTAGTTATGATCTATGTTAAGAAAGAACACGATCATTGTCCTGATTGCGGCGGTTGCAAGTGCCATACCTGCACCTGCCGGGGCGGTCCCCGTAGTGCCAAATTTTAGTCAAGGCCAAATGACTAGTCATACTGAAACAACTAGCCAAGTAACTGAAACTATAAATTCTATAAATTATAATACTGGCTACCAGTATGTTATAACCGGCACCAATATGGAGCATGATGGAGATACCATTTCAGCACCATCCACTACTGCTGGAACTAATACCATAGAGGGAGTGACTTCAACATGGACAGGGTTAGACCTATCAAACAAACCAAACTTCAGTATATCCAATCCAGGAGCAGCATTTCAATACACCGAAAGTTATTCTGGACCAGGGCTAGCCACGCAAACAATAATACAAAGAACTACCTCAATAAATTCAGTAACGGACACAACTTCAGTATTCAGTCAGTAGCTAAGAAACTATTACTACTTGCTGCTAGTATTATAACTTGCACCCCCGCATATGCGACTGATGTCGGGGGTGTTTCTGCGACTGCAAATCCAATTGCGAATTCCTCTGGCTCAGTAACCAATCAAGCCATACAGGTGCTCCAAGGTCCATATATAACTAATACTTATGGTGGAGGCATCCAATGTCAAGGTGCGACTATGAATATCACACCATATGTGACTGGAACAGGGTCATTTAGAAGGCCATTTGAACACACCTATATGGATCCTGTATATAATAATGCTGATAACAATGACGATAATATTCCCGATAATCCTGGTGAAATCCTATATGAAATTCCCACAAGAACTGGACAAACAGAAAACTATAATCTTGCTGTAGGTATGTCTGCTACTTGGTCTAGACCATTAGATAAAAAACTACAAGAGTTATGTAAGACTGCAGCAACTACACAAATAGGATTACAACAACAAATGACTGCTAACAAACGATTAGACTTTGAGATAGCACGTCTAAAAAACTGTGGTGAACTAATGAAGGCTGGTATAATGTTCCATCCTAAAAGTCCCTATGCTGCTGTATGTGCCGATGTGATGTTAGTGCAACCACCTAATGTTATAGTACCACATGCACATAGTCTTAAGACTTCTTCACCTCAACCTTCTTCAGAGGTTTCTTCTTCTGACCAAACTTCAGAGGCAGCATCCCCTTCTTCTCCCGATACTGATTTGCCCGAATCTCAGAAGCAGTTGGACGGTAAGGAGTCTGACCAAGCATCGTCTGGATTTTTCCGATGGCCTTTTTCACGACCGGCTTCACAACCTTCAAAAGTAAGTCAGCAAGCGGCTTTGCTAGGAGGGCCGATGTCGTTGCCACAACCGCAATTCCCCCCGTTGTCGCAGCAACTTGAGGTGCAGGAAGATACTGAGCAGTAAAAGGAATATCCTCATATAAAGTAATACATATTTTTCCATCCTTACTCAATTCGTATCCAGAAACTCTTTCTGTTTTGTTTTGTGCAACATCTCCTATCCTAAGAGCATTAGGACCTGGACATGGAACATCTTTATCTGGTGGAACAACCTTACCAGTATCTGGTAGTTCTGGTGTAGGTGGTGCCATTGGTGGTGGAGGTGTAGCAACAGTAGGCAATCTTTGCTCTGGCTCAAAGTTTATAGCATCATAACTGGGGTATTGGCCGTTAGGACACAATACTGTACTAGCACCTGGATCATCATTTACTAAATCCCTATCCCAAGGTCTACCACTTTTATTATTATCCTCATGAGTTTCTACACAACCAGGAATTTCCACTATTGGAAATCCTAATTGTAGTGTAACAGGTGGATGAACATTAGGAATTTGATTTATATCTACATTATGATTAGGAATATATACACTTCTTACATTAATATTATTAATATTATCAATAGGATCCATTATCTCTTAGGAACCTCTTTACGATAATCTCCTGGTTTTGTTTGAGTAACAACTCCTCCTGTTGCTTTAGGCATCATATCTCTTATAGCATTCTGAACTTCTTCCCTGACTATTAATCTAAGTTCGCTTGCTTCTGCTTTTGTTCTCTTTTCAGGTCCACCAGTAACGTGGTCAACAGCACTAAGTCCGCCAACCACAGTACCAGTACCTACAACAGCTACTGCACTACCATAAGTTGCAATCTTTTGCAAGTCCACTTACTTTTTCTTAGCAGTACACTTATACAGTTTAGCACATATAGCAGCTACTACAATAACCCCAATAACAATACCCGCATCACGCAAATTATTATTTTCTGGTTCTGGTGCAATGATTGGTGCTACTTCCTGCACTTCCTCAATCGTTTTTGTTGCTTCTTTTAATAGGTCTTCCATTAATTTACTCCACTAGGGTTCCATATTGTCTACGAATTTCACGTAGTTGTTCAAAGTCTTTTTGCTTGGTTCCACCATCGTATTCCCAAGCATATCCCTCAGTGATCATTTGTTCATTAAGGGAAACAGTGTCCTCATTTATATATAACCATCCCAAAAGTCTACCGTACTTACCCATACCACCAACTAATTCAGTTCTGATACTGAGTTCATCTCCATCACCTGCAATAGTATCTTCTAACTTTTTCTTCAACCAATTAGTAGCATCTATTCCCAATGCCTTCTCTTCGAGGTCTCTGGTTCTCTTCTCTGGCGTATCAACTCCTGCAATTCTAACTCTTTCTTTCTTGTATAGATCAAAACCGAGGTCAATAGTAACATCGATAGTATCACCATCAAGAACCCTGTTGATCTCCGTCACTCGGAAATTGTAACAGCTCTTCCTGCTCGGTGGAGTCATCGCACCCATGTTCCATGTCCTCGTATTCTAGTAGTGAAGTATTTATAGAATCTTCTGCTGAAGTACGACCTTGCTTTGACTTCCATTCTCTCATATCCTGTATCCATTCACCAGTAGTAGGAGTAGCATCTGCCTTTGGTGCAAAATAACCTGCACCAACAATGGTACAGGCTATAACTCCCAAAAGACTAACAGAAGCAACTACCTTCTCATTAGCACGAACACGTTGAGTCAATTCTTTCACATGACCCATCATATGTTCAACTTTAGCTTCCAGTATTGCTATCTTCGTTTCTTGGCTGTGTTCTGTCGTCATAGGTCATAATCCAATAAATCAGATACCCCACTCCACTTAGTAAAGTACCTAGCATAATATTTATAGACCATAACATATCATTCATCAGATGTTTTTCCCTTTTCTAGACCTCTCTTACACATTGGACATCCTTCACCTATGCATTCCCAACCACCATGACATTCTGTACAACCTTTACCTCCGCAAGAGTTGCAAACAGCATAACTAGTTGACATGTATTACACCTTTCATACCAGCACCAGAATGAGGTTCACATTGGAACTCATAATCCCCAGCAGTATTGAAAGTCACATTGAAACTTTCTCCACCCGTAAAAGCCAGATCAGGATGTGATAATTCTGGATGATCTGCTACCACAAAGTTATGTGGTGGTAAATCTCCATTGACTATTGTAACGGATTCTCCTGCAGAGATTGTTATCTCATTGGGTTCAAAGACTAAGTTGCCTCCAGACCCCATCTGGATTTCTGCGGCATATGCCATCGATGGCATAAAGATCACCGCTGCAGATATTAACATAATCCACAACGTTCTTATAAATGTTGTCATAAGGTTGTACAAAATAGTGACCCTTCATTCTGTATACAGTCTATCGCATTCGGGTGAGAATGTAAATACTCTACGTCTTGTACTGCTTGATTCCTTGCTGAGAAAGCATCCTCTGCGTATTCGCAAATGCTCTGATGATGCCTGGTTTGGTCCAAATAGGACACTGTGTAATGTGACATTAGTGCTAGCCGTGGGCTCGCCATATTGTACCATTATTTATTTTACTTATGTCAAATATTAGGTATTTTTATCATGAGTTCAGGACACTGTTAGAGAATCAACGCACCAATAACAAATCCTTTAGCAAATGAGATGACAACTACTTGATAATCAGAAAGTCCCCATTTTTCTTGGGCCTTCTTGATTATCTTTTTGTCCCATTCAACTACTTTGTCAAATGCTCCTTTTATCTTACCCATTTTTTATATTGAATTAGTATCTATATTTAGACTTAACAATCTGCAAAACTTCTAGACATTGAACCACCTATCTCTGCTCCTTGATCCATACCTATCATCGTAGCAGCACCAGCAAGCACCCAACCCACATAAGGAATAGAGGCGACACCAGTAGTAGCAACAGAGGCGCCGACTGCACCACCGACCATCCTACCTGTTCCTTCTCCACTACCTTCTGCTTTAATACATGCGACTTCCTTGTCGCTAAGGGACTTTCCCACTGATCCACTCTCCAAGTGCTGAGACCCATCCATCGTGTAGAGTTCTCTCGTTTGAATCTTCGTTTTACCCAATCCCAAAAACCCACTAGGACGATTAACATCCTTTGTGACCTCCATTACTAGAGGATCATTTGCACGATAATTAATTGTATATCCTTCCTCACTAGCACTTACCTGATAAGACGTATAAGGTCCAACAGGTAAATTAACCATAGGCATTTTAGAACGATTAGCAAGCATACCTATCATACCAATATGTGATATGCCTACCACTGCTCCTAAACTAATTCCAATCCACTTATTCATAATCTATCTCCTCATATTATGCAGTAGGTTCTTTAGGTGGATCGTTCTTTGGATCAATACTTGCAGGGATGTCAGCAGCAATAATCTTCAATGGCATTTGTTCAATTCTAATTGTCTGAACTGTTCCACCACCATTAGCAGCAGCCTTAGCAGCAGCATCCATCTTCATTGTCCCATCACCCTTCTTAGATGCTGTCTGAATTCCGAAGCTAGCTAAAACTCCGGTAAAAACACTAGCTATAAAAGTCGGATCAATTTTCTGCTGTGGTATTCCAGGTACTGTAACATAATTTAATGTTAATATTCCGCCGGACCACACAAGCACTCCAAGTCGTACAAATGTACTAATGATTGCTGCTTGTTCTGTTGCATCTGGAAGAAGATTGTCTTTTAGTTTAGCAAGAGGACCTTTCTTTTTCTTTTCATCCTTCTTTACTTCATCCTTAACTTCTTCAGGCATGGGAAACTATAGCAGTGTCATTCTATTTATTAAAAGACAGGTGCCACAGCGGGTTCATCAGCAGATGCTTGTGGAGTACCACCAAGATCATTAGCACCAGTAGGAAGAGCACTTCCACCTACGCCAAGCTCACCAGCTTCCGGAAGACCTCCACCAAGACCGCCAAGACCTCCAAGAACTGCTTCAAGAGCTTGAGACTTAACGTTATCAATGATTGCACCTCTATTGACGTATACATATAACCCACTGCCAACAACGGCAAGAGATACAACAGCAGACGACACAGCAAGTACATTAACTATTTTTTGCATTTTATTTTTACAAGTGAGTCTATTTAGTTTTATTATAATACGTTTCGTAATATTTGACAAGTCCTGCAGTAGTTTTAAACTTACAACACCAATCATCAGCACATTCATATATCGATCTCATCCTATCAGTTCCGCCAAATTTTTTAAGAAGAATACCTAAAGTTTCTTCTCTTAATTTTAATTCCTCTTCAGTCATATTCACTCCCTTCTCCAATGTACTCTAAAGAAAAAATATCATGATCCTCACTCTCTGGGATTAACCATTCTTTAAATTCTTGTCTAATTGACTCTGCTTCTTCAATATCTTCGATTGTTCCTAAGGCACACAATACATTCATACGATGAATTGCCCATTCATGGACATCGCATAAAGTTTTATCCAAACTTTCCATAATCTTTTTTCATATAACGGCCTAATATATTGCTATTATAATATGCAGGAGTCCCATCGTCAAGTGCCTCCATCAATACATTATTTAGAAATAATTGTTTAGTCTCTTCATAGTTTACCTTACCAAGAGTCTTATGTAAACTAATTATTTCTCGTTTGAAGATTGACTTGCCATATTTTTTAACATCGGTTTTAAGATCTGCAGAACTTCCGTAGTAGTTTTTCCAGTCACTCTCACTCGTAACTTTGCGTTTCCCACCTCTAGGCTTTCTACGCTGGGTAAAATATTTTCTTCCAATGTACTTTTTCCCTGTTTGGAGATTAGTAATGCAGTAGACGTAACCGAAGAAATCGACAATATCAGCAGAAGTAAAAGCTGTACCCTGATATTCCCAGGCATTTTCATATAAATCTTCACCCACTCTGGTCGTTGAGGTGGTTTCCATCCCATAATTTTCATTTTGCTAATTCCTATTTAGATAATAATTCCCAAGTCTCTTTATAATCTTTAACACAATATACATAACCACCCCTTTCTTTTACTGCTTCTGCTAAAGAATGATCATTTCCACCATAGCCCATTCTATCACCAAAGAAATGTAATTCATCATCTTTATTAAAATCTCTTAATATTTGACTCTTATCACTACCCTTGGGTCCAATATCAAGACCGGTTTGTCCTCCAACTACCACAGTTAAATTAGAAAACTGATTCCTAAGTCTATCTGCTATATCTTCTCTTTCATTAGTCTCCTGATTCCACTCAATATATTCTCGTCTACCTAAAAAAGGATCCTCATCTCTACCTAAGATACTAAAATTAACTCCACCAGGTCTTCTCTCAATATGATTACCATTACGAAGAGGAAACTGACTATAATCCAATTCATCATACAAAAATTTTTCTACATCCAAAGGTAACTCCCATTCAGATCTATACACATTCTTATCACCCTCATATACATCAGAACCAGAACAGTTATATACTCTATTAGATTGATTGTATATACCAGGCGTAACCTGATCTATAGTCTTCTCTCTGTCACTACCCGTGACTAAATAGACTTCATTCTTAGAAATAAAATCAACAAAGAAAAGTAAAAACTCACTAGAAATCTGTTGCCGACTGAGAGTAAGAGTCCCATCAACGTCAAAAATAAATTTTTTCATAATTAACCACCAGAAAATTCATCCCAACTTTGTTCAGCAGCATCAATATATGCTTGCTTTAAATCTTCAATATCCCATTCTATCTCAGAGTTTGAATCCTGCGAAGGTGTTTTCTTCAACATCTTGTTTGATTCCTCCGACGATATATGACTCCACCTCCGTTTCTTGGGGTGCCACTTGAAGACCTTTAGAAGAGATCCAATGCTCTGTCCAAGGTAGTGGATTATTTTTTGCAGGAATGTCATAAATTGGTTTTAATCCTAACGACTTTATTCTACGATTAGCAATCCATTCAACGTACTGATGTAATAATTTATCATTCAATCCAATCATAGATCCATCTTTGAAAAGATACTGTGCCCATGCCTTCTCTTCATCTACACATTTTTTAAATGCTTCAATCAACCAAGGATCTTCCTCTTTAACAATTTCAACCATCTCAGGATCATCACCTTTCTTCCAATTGTTTAATATATTCTGTGTAATTGCCAAGTGTTGGTTTTCATCTCGTGCAATGAGGGAGATGATCTTTGCTGAACCTTCCATAAGCTTGAGTTCACCGAAAGCAAAACTACAAGCAAAAGAGACATAAAAGCGTATTCCTTCCAGTATATTAACATTAGCAACTGCCCGATAAAGTAAACGTTTTAAATCTTTTCTACACCATTGTGTGGTGGGAGATGCTGCCGCAGTATCCTGCCACATACATCCAGAACCCCATTCCTGAGCTTGAACAATAAACTTATCATATGCACCGGTAACACTGGCAGCACGTTCGAGAATACGTTCATCCCTAAGAATAGTATCAAATACTGCAGAAGGATCTGAATAAACATTCTTAACGATGTAAGTATAAGAACGACTATGAATCATCTCCATGAACTCCCAGACCTTCATACATGCCTCCAATTCAGGAAGAGAGCAGTATGGAGCAAATGCCATTCCAGGTGCTCTACCCTGAACACTATCAAGCATCGTTTGATACTTTAGATTACTTGTAAAAATATGTTTCTGTTCTGGACGTAACTGTTGATAGTCACCTCTATCCTTTTGAAGAGACACTTCTTCAGGTCTCCAAAAATAACCAAGTTGTTGCTTTGTTAGATTTTCAAAAGCAGGATACTTAAAATTATCATAACGTTGAACACCTAAAGGTTTGCCAAAAAACATTGGTTGTTTCTTAGTATCAACCTCTTCCGTATTAAATACGGTCATAGAATCAATCTTAGATTGAGCAGCTTTCACAACATTCCTCCTCAGAATTCATAATATCATCAACTAAACTTTGTAACTGAGTTTTACCCTGAATACCAACTTCTTCTACATTATCATGCCACCCTACAGAATGTGCTGGTTCCATCTCATCAGTCTTAATATCATAGGTATTCTGATAATAAGAGGTCTTCCAACCATATTTGTATGTAATTAATAGGTCTTGTGCCATTACACTAGTAGGAACTTCAGAGTTCTCATAATGCTCTGGATTATAGGACCAGTTTCCAGAAATTGCTTGATCAAAGAACTTCTGCATAACTGCAACAATATTAATATACCCAGTATTCCCAGG